CTCATCTGTAAGTGCGGCGAAATCTCGAAAAAGCGGTTTTTCTGTCCCATCGATGGTACAATACGAATAGATGTTCGTGAGCAACGTGGACATACCGGGTGTCGCATGAGCTACCACAACCTGGAGCCATGGCAGCGCGCCGTCTACGGCCACGACGGGTGGGAACCCATCCGCCAGCTCGTCTGGGAGCGCCAGCACGGCATGTGCAAGGACTGCGGACGGCCTTTGCTGCTCCACGGCACCAAGCAGGAGCGGCCGAGCATCATGGAGGTCCACCACACCACGCCGCTGACGCCCGAGAACCACGACGACCCGACCGTGGCGTTCGACGTGGGCAAGCTGGACGGCCTGTGCCACGCGTGCCACGAGGCGAGGCACGGGAAGATGGGCACCTACTCGAAGCCGCCGCCCAAGAGCAGGCGGGGAGTGTGGTTCGACGAGAACGGCATGCCGCACATGGGAGAGAGCGAGGATTGATGCCATACGTGGACACATCGAGCGAGATTCCGACGAACTACCCCACGGACCTGACGCTGCGCAGCTACGCCGACACGGACTTCGTGCGCTGGGTGGACTGGGCGAGGGTATTCGTCGAGACGATGGAGCGCGCCCCGCTCAATGCCGAGCAGAAGTCGGTCGTGAAGCGCGTGCTGAACATGAAGGAGGTCGGCTGATGGACGATCTGGTGAAGGCAGTGGACCACCTCGGCAACGCGCTGGTAGCACTCGCGCAAGCGGTGGACGCAAACGCCATGATTTCCGAGCAGGATGCCGTCAAGTTCAACAGCTACTTCGCGGCGTTCGAGGAGAACATGGCGAAGGTCGAAGGTTCTATGAGGAAGGTGGACGATGGCTAATGTCGGCAGCATCACCGTCGAGGTCAGGCCGACCGTCACGTTGGAGAGCGCTGAGGCGTGCGTGATGATGCTGAACCTGTTCCTCGACAGCAACGAGGATTACGACCTCGTGTGCGTGGACAGGGGCGATGGCTTCAAGTGGGAGTTGACCGACGAGCCAAGGCCGAGGCTGCAGACCAAAAAGCCGTCGAAGGACTTCGCCAAGATGATAGCCGAGGCGAACGAAGGCTACCGCAACATGAGCGACGAAGAGAAAAGGAGCCTGTTTAATGGCTAAGGACACCTACAGTATCGACGCGATCAAGGCCACCGACCGCTACAAGGCGGTGGTGGACAGCGGCAAGTACGACTGCGCCGACCCGCTGGTATCGGAGCTGGTCTGCAACATGTGCTGGTCTTACGCCAAGGCCGAGGAATGCCGCCAGATACTCGATGAACAAGGGTTGATGGTGGACGGATTACATGGGAAACGACAAAACCCTTTGCAATCCAGCTTTAAGAATTACTTGCAAACTGCCAATCTCGCGCTCGACCAACTCAAGAAGATTCGCGCTGAAAAACCAAAGGAAGAGAGCGACCCGCTGGCAGAGTTCAACGCATAGGGGCGACCGTGAAGACGACCATCAGCCAACAGCAGGCACTCGACCTGTTCGACCTGCCAGAGGTCTACCTCTACGTCTGCGACGGGAAGAAGTCGTGCGGCAAGCCGTGCTGCATCGACTACTCGCGCACCGACTGCTGCCACCACACCGCCGACGAGTCGCATGCGCTCTACCCGTTCCACGTCATCACCTCCTTCGAGCGGCATCCCGCCGTGAGCGAGGACGAGGAAGCCGCCGTGATATGCGTGGAGCCGATACGATAATGGTTGTTTTTGCAGGTCGCACAGCATTTTCGTGGTATAATGAATCTCGTGGGGTAGTGGCCCACGACGAGCTGAATATGCTATCATTCGCTATGCGTCCGCCATCGGTGCCACTACCACCTTTGGCGGGCGTTCTGCATTAAGGAGTAGTGGTCCTTATGGCAAAGCACGAAAACCTAACTGGGCAAAGGTTTGGAAAGCTAACGGCGGTTGAATACGTCGGCAACAGCAAGTGGCGCTGTGTCTGTGACTGCGGAGTCGAGTGTGTAAAAAAGACGTATTACTTGAAGAAGGGCGTCTCTAAAGACTGCGGCTGTGGAAACCCGAATTACGAATATCAAGACCTTACGGGGCAATGTTTCGGAAAACTAACCGCTACAAAATACATTGGGCATTCGACATGGCGCTGTCTTTGCTTATGTGGAGCGACGGTCGATGTTAAAGCATACAGGCTCACTAGTGGGAAAACAGTAAGTTGCGGGTGCGCCGACAAGAGAAAAGGCGCTAAGCGCAATATAGCTGGGAAAAGATTCGGGCATCTTATCGCAATTAAATACTTGGGACATAGTAAGTGGTTATGTCGTTGTGATTGCGGAAACGAATGCGTGAAAAGATCGGATGCGTTAAGCCCAGGTGGTGTAGATAGTTGTGGTTGTGAAACGCAAGACAAACGAACGAGAGGAATAACAAGACATAACGGATATAACACACGCCTATATCGTATCTGGGGAAACATGAAGCAACGGTGCAATAATCCTAACAATGGCGCGTATGGCAGATACGGGGGCCGAGGAATATACGTTTGTAGGCAGTGGAATGGTGATAGGTCTTTCCCTGCGTTTAGAGACTGGGCGCTTGCTAATGGCTACCGAGATGACCTGTCGATAGACAGAATAGACAACAACGGCCCATACGCCCCGTGGAATTGCCGATGGGTTAACGCAAGTGTTCAAATAAGCAACAGGAACCATTACGAGCGCAAGGAGATACAAAAGCCAGTAGAAGCACTAGATGCTGATGGTAATGTCATTAAGCGGTTCAAATGCGTAGGGGATGCGTCTGTGTGGGCTGGTAAAAAGCGAACGGCATCTGGCATCTCTATGGTTCTTGCTGGTAAGCAGCAAACAGCCTACGGATACCGATGGAGAAGAGCTGAGTAGTCATGGCGACCTCTAGCGAAGAAACAAGCGCGGAACGATATGTTCGGTCGGTATTGAGCGGCGAGACCATTGCTTGCAAGAAGCTGATCCAGCTCTGCGAGATGCTGAAACCGCGCTTCACCGAAGGCTACAAGAGGTGGCACTACGACCGCGACAAGGCGCGGCGTCCCGTGCGCTTCATAGAGACGTTCTGCTGCGTGCCGTCGGGCCGCAAGTTCGGCAAGCCGATGACGCTCGAACCCTACGAGAAGTTCGCCATCGAGACGGCGTTCGGCTTCGTAGACGACGAGGGCATGCGCCAGTACAACGAGGTGTTCTGGTACATCGCTAAGAAGTGCGGCAAGACCGCCATCGCGGCGGCTATAACCCACTACATGATGACCTCGGACGGCGAGGGCAAGCCGGAGGTCTACGTCATAGCAAGCGCGGAGCCGCAAGCGGGGCTGTGCTATGGCGGCGTGGACACCATGCGACGCCAATCACCGTCGCTTGCCAAGTGGGAGCGCACGGGCGAGGTCAAGGACCGCAAGAAGCAGGGCATCATATGCGACAAGACCAACGGCTACGTGGTCACGCTCTCGGGTAGCCCGAAGTCGCTCGACGGCCCGAACCCGCACCTCGTCATCGCCGACGAGATAGCTGCATGGGATGACCGAGGGCCATACGACCAGATGCGCCTTGCGCTCACTCGTAGTCAGCCGATGATGTGGGAGCTGACCACGGCCAACTTCGTGCGCAACTCCATCGGCGACGCGCAGTACGACTACGCCAAGCGCATCCTGGATGGCGAGGTGGAGGACGACCGCTTCCTGCCCGTCATATACGAGCAGGACGAGCCAGACGAGTGGTTGAAGCCCGACACGTGGTTGAAGAGCAACCCTGGCCTGGGAACGGTCAAGCCGCTCGACAAGCTCGAACCGCTCGTGGAGAAGGCCAAGGCCGACCCAGCGCAGCGCCCCGCCGTGCTCGTGAAGCACTTCAACATCCCGCAGAACCAGTCGACCTCTTGGCTGACGTACGCGGAGTGCGGCAACGACAAGCAGGTGGACATGTCCACAATCGGGTTGAAGTACGGCATCGCCGGCTTCGACGCATCCGACTCGGTGGATCTCTCGGCGGCGCAGTTCATGTTCATGCGCGGCGAGCGCTACACGGACGGCACGCTGGTCGATGACACGATCTACGAGCGCAGCATGTACTGGATACCCGAGGACCAGCTCACGCCGCGCGAGGACGCTGGCTTCACGAAGGAGCGCGACAACGTCCCGTACAGGCTATGGGAGTCGCAGGGGTTGCTGCGCGTGGTCCCCGGCAACCACATCCCCAAGTCCGTGTTCCTCGAATGGCTGCAGGAGCTCCGCAAGGAGAAGCTGTTCTGCTTCGCGTGCGGCTTCGACCCGTGGCACATGGACGATAGCACCGTGAAGAACCTGGAACTGTTCGTAGGGTCGAGCAGGTGCAACAAGGTGCGGCAGGGTGTGCAGACCCTATCCGACCCCATGAAGCGCTTGAAAGCGGACTATGCGCGTGGCAGGATAGTCGACAACGCGAACCCGATAAACCGCTGGTGCCGCATGAACGTGCAGGTCAAGACCGACGTGAACCAGAACATACAGCCCGACAAGCGCAACAACAACCCCGCGAACAGGATAGACGGCTTCATGGCCGAATTAGACACCTACATTACGCTGCTGGACTACTACGACGAGTACATTCAGATGGTGACGAGCACCTGGAAGGGATGATATGAGCAAGCTGCATTTGGGAGACTGCCTGGAAGTCATGAAGTCGATGCCAGACGACAGCATCGACGCGGTAATCAGCGACCCGCCCTACGGCCTGTCCTTCATGGGCGCGAAGTGGGATAGTTTCGGCGGCTCCACGGGCAAGGAGAGCGTGGAGGAGCGCCGCCGCAAGATGAACGAGTACGCGGGACAGAACGCCGTCGTGCCGCGCTTCGCTTCGAGTCACAACCACCTGCCGAAGCTCTCCGAGACGCAGGAGTTCCAGGCCACCATGACGCCGATCTTCGAGGAAGCGCTGCGCGTGGCGAAGCCAGGGGCGTACCTGCTGTGCTTCGGCGGCACCCGCACGTTCCACCGCATGGCGTGCGCCATCGAGGATGCTGGCTGGAAGGTGAAGGACTGCGTGTGCTGGCTCTACGGCAGCGGATTTCCGCACGGCATGGACATAGCGAAGGCCATCGACAAGGCCAGCGGCTACGTCGGCGAGGTAATCGGCGTGCGCACCGTTGACGTGGGCATGCAGGGCGGTCACATGCATGCGGGGCGCAAACAACAACAACAACAGGTTCGCTCTTTAAGCCCGCAGGCGAAGGAGTGGGAGGGCTGGAACACGGCCCTAAAACCCGCATGGGAGCCCATCATCGTCGCCCAGAAGCCCGTGGAGGGCACCATAGCCGCCAACGTGCTCAAGTGGGGTGTGGGTGCCATGAACATCGAAGCATGCCGCGTCCCCACCGAAAGCGGCGAGAAGGGCCGCTATCCTGCCAATGTTGCCCACGACGGCTCACAGATGGTGCTCGACCTGTTCCCGCAGAGCAACGGGCAGCTCGCCGACAGGAAGGCGCAGGCGAAAAGCTCGGTGAACTGCTACGGAGACTACGGCACCGACTCCGAGTTCAAGAAGCGCGGCGATACTGGCAGCGCGGCGCGGTTCTTCAACACCTTCCGCGACGGCGAGGACAGCGCGGAGCGTACCTACGCCGACAAGGGGTCCACATCGTTCGCGGCGAAACCAGGGATGCGCCGAGCGCCCGCCGACACCCCAGCGAGGTTTTTCTACTGCGCGAAAGCGTCCAAGAAGGACAGGGGCGAGGGGAACACTCATCCCACCGTCAAGCCGACCGCGCTCATGGAATGGCTCGTGAAGCTCGTCACCCCGCAGGGGGGGGTGGTGCTCGACCCGTTCATGGGCAGCGGCTCCACGGGCGTGGCCTGCGCGAACCTCGGCAGGCGCTTCGTGGGCATCGAGCGCGAGTGGGAGTACATGCAGATAGCGGGGCCGAGGGTGCAGAACCGCGAGCGAGAGGTCGGCATGGAGCCTGACGATTAATTAATACGCATTGACACGTTCGAGCCGTCCTTCGGGGCGGCTTTTTTCATATCCGCAGCTCGAAAACCACTTTTCCTTTACACTCCCGCGAACGCCTGTCCCGAAAATGGGATAAGAAACAAGATGAAAGACCATGCAGAACCGAAGACGGGGGCGCTTTGGGTTTCATCGACACGATAAAGGGCTGGCTCGCGCCGAAGCGCACGGAGCGCGGGTTCTCCACGTTCACGG